GTTAGCTAAAGCAGGGTTTCCAGAAGCGATACCTGTTGCTGTTAAGTTATGATCCTGTGTGAGATCGGCGTTGTTAACAACAGGGTTACCAGTTTCTAAGTCTGGTGCGGCAAAAGTCTCATCTTCTGCCATTGTCACATTAGGTACTGATGGGGAACCAGTAACAAACCCTAATGTAGTAAGATCGTGGGCTTGAGTTATACTTGGGCCACCTAAAACAGGTGTGCCAAATAAAAGAGCAATACTCGTTAATGAATGATCTTGAGTAAGGCTGGTAGTCTGTAATAAAGGCGAACCAGTTACAAAACTTACTACGCCTAAATCATGGTCTTGGGTAAGGGTTGTAGAGGAAACTGAGGGAGCTTGTGAGACAATGTTAGCTGCCGTAAGCTCATAATTGATTACGCCCCCATCATCTCCCAGCGCACTAGAGGCTAATGGGGAAAAGCCTGTCATTTATCTACCCTTGTTTAGCCCAAAGCCTGTCCTGAAGTAAACCCATACCAATTAGTGCCACCATCTCTGGTGTAGAATACAAATACGTCTTTAGCAGATGCAGTCGCTGTTAGCGTTGGTGCTGTTGCTGAAGGCCAATCCACTGCGCTGGGCCAAGTAACTGTGTAACCACTTGCTGATGCATCTTGAATGATCTCTAAGCTAAAGGTATAAGCTGTTCCTGATGCAGGGGGATTAGAGAATGTAAAAGTTGTATTCTCAGTTAGCGTATGACTAAATGCGTTACCATTCTCACAGTTTACTGTGGTAGCATTAGAGCTTGATGTGACTGCAGCATAGGTTTCATTGTAGCTATCAACAACAAGCTCACCTGTTATGTCTACATCACCAGTATAGCTTGATCCAACTTTACCATCTAACTGAGTTTGTATTGCGCTAGTTACGCCATCAACATAATTAAGTTCTGTAGAGGTGGCAGTAATACTCAGGTCACTTAAGCTAGAGACTGTGCCAATACCTGCACGAGGTACAGTTACATCAACATTACCTGATCCGTCTTCAGCGGTTATTGTGATCGAACCTGATGCGGTATTTAATTTCAATCCCATTGTGTAACCTTAAAGTGGACGTTTTTCTGTGTAAGTGTTTACAGTAAGTTGTGAGCTTGAGGGGACAGTTAAGGTAATCCCATTGTTTATCGTAGTTCCGCTACCAGTTTCATACTCTACGTTGGATTCTAGGGTATGGTTTATACTAACTGTCTTTGAGGTGTATGGGTAAAGCTCATTTACTGTAGCTGTAACAAAAACCTTTGCATCACCTGAAAGGGAAATAGCTGAACCTGAGTTACTACTTTCAGTTACTGATCTTTGTAAGGTTGGGTAACTTACTTCTGTGACATCTACATAAACGTCAAGAGTACCGATAGTATCCCCTAAACGAGCCTCGTAGAAAGTTAAGTTTCCTACATCACCGCTTAAAGTTATCTCAGGGCTTCTTAACCAGAATATATCCCCAAGGTCGGTAGGAGAAGAGCTTTCTGTGTACACATAGTATGTAGTACTGTCGCCACCAGTAGTTAAACCTGTGTTAGAAGATGGTGTACCACCAGCATCTCTTTGCCAGCGTTCCCCTGTAGTACCTGTACCTAGTGTAGAGAAAACTGCATCTGTATAATTGGTATAGCTACCGCTAGTAGTAGTCTCGAAGGAATGAACACTTGACTCAAAGTCATATAGTGTCCCATCAACAGCAATTTGGTCTAATTGAAGGTCAGCGTAATAGGACGTTCCAGTTGCTGCGACTTGGTGCTTAAATACAAGTCTTACAGTAGCACCTGCGTAAGCTGATAAATCTACAGTCCTTTGTACCCAAGAGGCATTCTCTCCTGATACATTAAATAAGCTAGAGCTAAGTCCTAAAGAAACTGAAGGTACGCCTGTATATGCTCCATTACCAATTTCCCAACTGTTCCCATCCTCTATAACATAGGAAACCAAATCACCAGCGGTTACACCTGCATCAGCAAAAGTTTGATAACCATCCTCTGCTGCCACAAGGCTTATGCTTCCTGTACCAGTTGTGGTAGTGGACATCTTGGCCCTGTTGACAAGTTTGACCATGATAAACCTTATGCAGGATCAGGGATACCGATTGTGAATGAAGCTAGAGAGAAGGTGTTACCAGATGTTACACTCTGAGAGGCACTGAGAGAGCCTGTGGCGAGCAAACGAGAGTTTGAGGTGTCTACTATCGCATAATGCGTTGCAGTGCCTGTGCCGCTTACAGAGCCGTCTGAGATAGCCGCTGCAACAACCTCACGACCACCACCAGTACGATCTGATGGGGCAGCGATGGAAAGTGACGTAGAATTACCTAAAGTGTAGGTGCTGGTAGCTTCTGCGTATGTTGTAGCCTCTTGTGAGGTGATGTCGATACGGTTTGCCTCAGTATCTAGGACTGTAAGGCCGTTATCGAATACTCTATCTGCTAAACTAGCCATTTTTTACTCATACATTATATATGCAGTTTTAGCTGCGCCAGCACTCTTAATTTTAATAGATGTGCCAAAGTAAATTGGAACCGCTGGGCATAAAACTGAGTCAGCAGGTACTTGCATAATAGTTGTAGAACCATCAATGAGGTCTACAGCTACTGATGCAGGGTTGGATACCATATACACAATTCCTGAAGAGTCTTTTACCTCTGTGGCAGAACCGCTTGATATAGGGGCAGATACAGATTCACACGTAGTATCTGACGTTTCGATATGATCGAATAATTGACGCATTACTCACTCACTTTCTTTGGTGGAAGCTCTGCGTTAGCCAACAGAGCGTTAACTATGTCATCTTGGTCGCTCAAATCAATGTTTGCACCGTTTAGGTTGCGTAAATAGCTACCAAGTTCACGTAAATCGTGTGGAGCAACATCACCAGCGCAAATTTTAGGCATTAGGTCAAAATTTAGACCATTCATGTGCCATAAACGCTCAACAAGCTGCTTATTCAACACATCAAAGATAGAGTTAATATAAGACTCCATAGATCGTAGGAATAAGTCAGTTTTAGACTTAGACAATGCATAAGAGCCATTTGCTCCTGCTCCCAACATCAAAAACTCAGCCATAACACTACGAGCAATATCATGCTGATAACGGCTGATGATAGGGTTAATATCAATGTTTCGAGAGCCATTTGATGCGATAAGTTCGATGTCCACGATACGTTGATTAGTAGGCTTGCCATCAGCATCACGATAGACATCAGAAGGAAGAAGCGCATAACCTTGTTCGTTAAACTTAAGATCACGTAAAATCTTCTCCATCTGTGATCGTACAGATGCTTGATCAGCCGTTGCATCAGGACTGAGATACTCTGCAGCAATACGACCAACTGGAACCCCATGTAATTCACGCTCTACCGCAATCGCTTCGATGTTTTGTAGGTTCTTAAGATATTGGTAAGCAGAGTATGCATTCCGTAGGATAGAGCGTCCAGATGGGTCGTTGTTCGTGTTCGTCGTCTTGTAATGTAGTAGTTTTGTAGACGGAATGAAAAGCGTGTTAATTCCGTAGTTTTGTTCTTGGTGGACACCTAAGACATCTCCTGTTGTCTTATCCACCTCAAACCGTTCTACTGTCCATTGCGCTCTTGACGCTAACTTACGAACACCCAGACGACCATCAGAGTATTTGCTGTATTTCTTAGCACTTCTGTTATCTGGCCCAAGGCGGCGTTTGTACACAACCTCAAATAATGAGAAACCAAATGTCAAGTGCGATAGAGCTTCTGAGATGTGGTCATCAACAGAATGCTCCATGTCTTCTAATACAGACTTTACAAACTCAGCTTCACGTTTAGCTTCGTCTGTGTCGTTTGCAGGTTCAACATAATAGTCTACATCACGTAGAACCTGTTCTGTGGCGTACATGATTGCGCCAATAGTACTATCATTGTCTCGCATCTCACGAAACTTATTGATAGCACGTTTACCTTTTAGGTCTTGTAGAAACTCGTCAGCACGAATTGTCCCTTGGCGAGTGTGTGTACCAGCCTGTCCAAGCTCAATTTTGCCAAGTCCCTCGCTTAAATTTTTCATCGTTTATCCTAAGTGTATCTGAGTAAGACCTTTGGCATTAGAATAAGAAAGGCGAAGTGTCGGATTGGTTACACCGTTCAACATAAGGTCAGTTAAGGCCCAAACACAAGCATCTAGACGATCTGGGGAACCCATAGAGCCAAGAGGCTCCCAAGTTCTCATTTGCGTTTCCAGTTCATCCAGCCCTTTAGCATGTTTGACTTTGCCTCTTTCATAGAGCGCAGATATAGGTTCAGCCCTAGCCATTTTTCCTCTAGAAGCATGGACAAGCCTGATAGGAACTGTTTCGTCTTCCGCTTCAAGGGTTCTGCGAACCATGTCGCCACCTTGGTTGCGTTCTGCAACAATACGATCCGCACTATACGATTGGTATAACGAGATAGCTTTTGCTGCCCATTCTGCAGGACTGTACCGATCTGTGGCATCTTCAAGTACATAGCCAATTCCGTTTACATCTATTCCAGCAACAATAATCCCTGTCATGTCGGATTCGGTCTTTGCCGTAACTGCAGGGTCTATTGAAACAACAATCCTATTTAATTCTGGGATGTCTTTCTTTTCGATTGTGCATCCGTCAAGGATTTGTGTCGTCCATAAAGCTCCATCAGCCTCTTCCAGCATCTCTGCATAGAGTTCCTGTTTGCCAAGTCTTGTTCCTTCATACTCTTTCTTAACGGTTTCAAGAAAAGGTTTGGCAAGGTTATCTACGTTATCAAATGTGGAACCACGAGTAATATGGCTCTGAGGTGAAGCTATTAAAGCCCTCATCAATTTAGTGGGCTTCGGTGTGGTTGTTACCATCACCCTTGGTTTGCGTCCAAGTCGTAAGGTAAACTGCAACATGTCCCATACATCTTGTTGGTTGCGCCATGCTGCGACTTCATCTGCCCATGCTGCGTGAAACTGAGGTCCACGTAATCGCTCTGGGTCT